TACACGAATAATGTTTAAACGACTTCAAGAAGTTTCAAGCGAACTATTCGCAATACGAAACGAATTAAACGTAAAAGGTAAATCAGTTGGTTGGGATTGGGATTTATTACCATATACAATCAAAGAGGGATGCACAACGTATATCGGAGCAGCTCCGGCAAGTGGTAAAACAGAACTTTGGTTTGAGTTTTTAATTAATCTTTCATGTTTACACAATTGGAATCATGTTATATTTTCTCCTGAGACTGGAAGTTCAGCTGAGATATTCTCCGAACTTTGTTATAAGTATATCGGTAAACCATACGCAAAACACGAAAACACAATGAGTTTATCGGAGCAAACAATAGCAGAAAATTTTATTAATGAGCATTTTATAGTAATTGACCCGATTGATGAGGATTTAACACTTGAAAAGTTTTATGAAATGGTTGATGAGATTGAACGTAAATACGAAATAAACATTCACACTACAACAATTGACCCCTGGAATGAGTTAACTGAAAACTATATTCATTCAGACTTAGGCAGAGAAGATAAATACCTTAGTAGAATTTTAGGGTTGGCACGAAAAAACGCACGTAAAACAAACCGACATAACTGTATTATTAATCACGTTCGGGACCAGGCACCAATAACAAGAAATGAACATACATTTTATCCAATGCCAACTGCCCGAGATTTTGCTGGAGGGCAAGTATGGTTCCGTAAAGGTTTATCAGTTTTAATTCCTTGGAGACCACCAACTGGATTGACAGATAGTGATAATAATGTATATGAAATTAATGAAGTACATTTGAAAGTAGCTAAAAGTAAACCGAAAGGAGTATCAAAAAACGGAACTTACAAAATGTATTTAGATATTGAAAAATATCAGTATTACATGATTGATAATTTTGGTCGTAAAGTTTACGCACAAAGAAACACGAAACCAATATCAAATAGTTTTCCAACTAAAATACCAAAACAAGAACCAGATATAGTAAACGGAAAAGAATTACTTTCGTTTAGCGAAAAGATGAAAAATAACGATATACCTTTTTAATTATTAAAAATGAAGGATTAAAATTAACTTATAAATTTGGAGAAATAGAGGGTGTTAGAAATTCAATTAAATATGAAATAAATGATTTAGTTTGGGTTTACGATATTTCTGAAAGTTATAGAAATTTAAATAACAATACTAAATATGAAAAACGTTTAGCAAAAATTATAGAAATAATTTCTTCTTCAGATGGTTTACATTTTGAACAATACGGAATTAAAAATTTAAAAACTGGTTTATGTGGTTGGTGGTATTACCCTACATTTTTAGAACCTTATAACATACAAAAACACGAATAAATGGACGAACTGACTATTATAACAGGCAAAGTAAACTTAGATACTACTTATTTAAAGATTAAAATTTTCGACTTGAAAAATTACTTATTGAGGAAAAGTTTAAAAACAAAGATTTACAATCACAAATTAACTTTAAAGATGCCACGTTGTAAGAATTGTAAGAACAAATTTGAAGTTGTTAGGTTTAATCAAAAATTTTGTTTAGAACCTGAATGCGTTCGTGTTTGGGTTGAATCCGAAAAGGCAAAACAATGGAAAGAAAAAAAGCAAAAGATGCAACAGGATTTAGAAACAATCCAGGACTACGTTAAAATGACTCAAATCATTTTCAATAAGTTCATACGGTTAAGGGATAAAGGACAAGTTTGTATATCATGCCAAAAGCCACCATTAAAGCGAAATTGCGGACATTTTTTTAACGCAAATAACCATTGGAATGTTCGATTTGACGAAAGGAATTGCCATTTACAATGTGAACACTGCAATACGTATTTAAGTGGGAACCTTATTGAATATCAAAGAAACTTAATACATAAAATCGGAATTGAAAGTTACCACGAATTAGAAGCTGAGGCAAGAAAAACACGAAAGTTTACAAAAGACGAATTAAAAGAAATAATAATTGAGTATAAACAAAAAGTAAAAAAATTAGAAAATGAAAGTAAGCATTGAAACAGAAAAAAAACTATTGGTATTATGTGGAGTATTACCAGTATTAGCAGATTACATTGAGGATTTAAACATGGAGTTCGTGTTTTCAAAAAACATTAAACGTAAAGCGAATATGTTAATGGATGAAATCCGACAAAATGACGAACGTATATTGAAGCATACTGATATGGAAGTAAACGCACAGCAGATAGATATTCAAAGAGCATTCAGAGAATGGGTAAAAGAAAATTTTAATTAATTTAACATTCTATATTAAAAAGAATAAATATATTTGCATTAACAATTAAAACTTATATTATGAATTTATTTAACGATCACTTTCAGAATTTTAAAACTTATAACATTCAGAAAGCACAATTAATCATTGCGGATATTCCTTACAATTTAGGAAACAACGCATATGCAAGTAATCCAGCATGGTACAAAGACGGAGATAACGCAAACGGAGAAAGCGAATTAGCGGGTAAATCGTTTTTTGATACAGATGAAAATTTTAGACCAGCTGAGTTTATGCACTTTTGCAGTAAATTATTAAAGAAAGAGCCAAAAGAAAGAGGACAGGCACCAGCTATGATTGTGTTTTGTGCCTTTGATCAACAAATGTATTTGATTGAACTTGCAAAGCGATACGGATTGAATAACTACATTAACCTTGTATTTAGAAAAAACTTTTCAGCTCAAGTATTAAAAGCAAATATGAAGATTGTTGGTAATTGTGAATATGGTCTTTTGTTTTATCGTGAAAAGTTACCTAAGTTTAACAATAACGGAAAAATGGTTTTTAACTGCATTGATTGGGAACGTGACGAAAACTCGGAAAAAATACACCCAACACAAAAACCAGTTAAACTACTTAAAAAACTAATTGAAATTTTTACAGATGAGGGAGATATAGTAATTGATCCTTGTGCTGGAAGCGGATCAACTTTAATAGCTGCTATTGAATTAAATAGAAAAGCATACGGTTTTGAAATTAAAAAAGATTTTCATAAAAATGCAACTGAATGGATAAATAGAACTATCCAACGTAAAAAAGATATTCAAGAATTTGGATATGCAAAAACTGAAATTGAAAAAAGTAGTAAAAATTTATTTAGCGAGTTATGAGTATTACAAATTTTGAGGAGTTTACAAACGAACTTACAAACGAAGAAATGGAGATACTACCTATCGTAGTACATGGATTTAGAAACTACAAAAAGACGAATCCAATAAAAGCTGAATTAATAGTTACCAGAATGAACGAATATCTATTAGCACGTGGATATAAAACACGAATGACACAACCGAGATTACGTAAAATGGTTAACTACATACGTACAAATGGCTTAATACCGTTAATAGCTACGTCTAACGGTTATTTTACAAGCGATTGCAAGGAAACTATCCAAGAGCAAATTAAAAGCCTTCAGGAACGAGCAAACAGCATTGAACGTTGTGCGGAAGGATTAAAGAAATTTTTGTAAAAATGAGAATATATATAATTAAACATAAAGGTGCTAATATTTGGCAAAATACAGTTACCGAACAAAGAATTAAAATTAATAATGAAATTGAAATTTTAGCAGGTTATAGTTTTTTTAGAAAAAAAGATGCTTTAAAATATTTAAAAACATTTAAATACAGCGAATTTTTTGAAGTTGTTGGGTGTACGGTTGATAAAACAAATGCGGATAACAGAAAAAAAGTATAATTTTTTTTGATTTCATTGTTATATTAAAAAGAATAGTTATATTTGTAAAACAATTAAAATTCATATTATGAAAAAGTTATTAGAAATTCAGGCAGAATTAAAATGTCCAAAGGGAAGTTTAAACAAGTTCGGTAATTACAAGTATCGTAGTGCTGAACAGATTTTAGAATCGGTTAAACCATTGTTACAAACTGTAAATGGCTTTGCAGAACTTGGAGAACATAAAGGAATGTCAAGTGAACAATGTACAGGAACAGCTTCAAGTTACGCAAGAAAATACGCATTGAATGGCTTGTTCTTAATTGACGAAACAGAATCAGACCCCGATTCAAAAGATAACACAAAGACGGAAGCAAAAAAGCCTACAATAGATAATGCGCGATTTGAAAAAGCTATTGAATCAATTAGAAATAGTGAATTTACAGTAGAACAATTAAAAGATAAATTTGAATTAACTGAATTACAAACAAAAGCATTGTTATTGATATGAAAATCCGAGCATCACAATTAGGAAAAATTTTAACTTCCCCAAAAACAAAGGGGGAGGTTTTATCAAAGACTTGCAAAACTTACATTCAGGAACTTGCAATAGAAAACACTTACGGAATACGCAAAGAGTTTTGGAGTAGATACACTGACAAAGGTAACGAATGCGAAGATGAAGCCATTGAACTTGTTAACGATGTTTTAAACTTAGGGTTCATATATAAAAATGACGAGAATTTAACAAACGAATGGATCACTGGAACACCCGATGTAAACACGAACGAAATTTTACTCGATGTAAAAACAAGTTGGGATGCAACTACATTCCCGTTCTTTGAGGATGAAATACCAAACAAAGATTATTACTATCAATTACAAGGTTATATGTGGTTAACTGGCAAATCTGAATCGCTTTTATGTTATTGCTTAGTCAATACACCTTTTCAGATAGTTGAAGACGAAGTTAGACGTGAACACTGGAAACAAAACCTAATAGATGAAAATTTAGATGTAAGAGACTTTGTACAGAAGAAACAACGAGTTGAAGAATGTAGAGAATATTACAATAATTTAATTCAAACACTATGAAACAAACAGCAGTAGAGTGGTTTGTTGAGCAATTAAAATCAACAAGAAAAAAATATATGGGATATAAAAATATTGAAATTGATTACAAAGAATTAATTCAACAAGCTAAAGCAATGGAGAAGGAGCAGATAATTGAATCTTGGGATAATGGTTATGATTTAGGTAAACACGATGACCAACTTAATCCTGATGATGCAGAACAATACTACAATGAAACCTTTAAATCAGAATAAGATGAAAGAACTAAAAGAAATGGCATACTACATTAACGTAACAAGACCCGACCAACTTGTACAAATCAAAGCAATTCAACGAAATAAACTATGGTACGAAGTAATTAGGCAACACGACAAAAACACGATTACAGAATTTTGTTGCAGCCAGGAAAGATTTAAAAACCTATATATAGAAAAAAGATGAGTAAAACAAGTGTAAAAAGTAAAATCGAAGTCTTAAAGGCATGGCTTCAAAGTATAAATCCAATAAAATATATTTAAAAAATGGAAAATTTAGCAAAAGTTTTTATTGTTCCTGAAGATTACGAGCAAAGAAAACAAGAAATTATTGAAGCAGTTATAACGTATTTAAACTACGATTCGGTTTCAGATAAACGTTGGCATTCGCCTTTTAGTAAAGAACGTCAAGAAAAGATACGAAAAGACGCAGAAAACATCGTTGATATAACAATGGATTATTATAAACTTAGATTAAAATAAAATGGAAAAAAGAGACAACAGCGGAGCGTTATTTACTAACGACAAAAGAGAAAAGGAAACGCACCCACATTATCAGGGTAAAGCAACGATAGGTGGCGTTGAGTATTACGTTTCAGCATGGGTAAAAGACGGACAAAAAGGAAGGTTTCAAAGCCTAAGTTTTAAACCAGTTCAGGAACAAGCGAAGCCAACAGCTGGAAAACCAAGTTATGGCAAGGAGTTCGATGACTTTTTAAACGGTATATGAAAGAACACGCAAAAGTATTAAGCGAAGCGAATGAGCTGACAAGGTTAATGATTAAGAATTACATTCAAAAACACGAATTAAGTTTAAACGCATTTTCAAAGATTGTAGATATACGACAACCTAACTTGCACAAGTTTATGAAAGGACAAAATTTGTCCAGCAGTTCAATAGAGAAGTTAGGAATGTTTTTTAGTAAATAACTGAGGTTCGGCAAAACCAAATTAGAGGGAACGTAAAAAATTCCCTCTTTTTTTTGTTTGTATTATTCTTTTTAGTATATTTGTAGACGTTAAACAATTAAAAACACGAATTATGGAAAGTTTATTAATGGAATGCCCGGAATGTAATGGATGCGGTTATGTAACAATCGATTTGAACGATACGATAATACCGTACGAACAAAGAGAAGTTGACTACACTTGTATGAGTTGCGATGGTAAACAGTATGTTTTATCTCCAGATGCAGTTGAAGACCGAATGATGTGTATTGAAGACATGATTCAAGGTATGCAATCACGAATTGAATTAGTAGGTCGTTCAGCTTATTCAGCAAAAAAATGATATCAGTGGCTTGGTGGTTTGTTAACTTCGAACCGTTCCAGCTACTGATTGATTTCATTTTTAAGCATATTAGAATCACTCATTTATCAAATTACATTCACGCATCACTTGGATGTTGGAAATGTTGGTCGTTTTGGACTATTTTAATTGTGACTTATGATTTTAAATTAGCTTGTTTGGGTGCGTTAATATCTTATTTTATATTACTATGTTTGAACAAATTGAACTTGAACAAATAAACGAGATAAACGCATCACAGGATGTTATAAAATACTCAAAGGTAAGTTTGAACAAGTTAAAAAAGATTAAAGAACTAAAAACCGGAAAAAAGGATGCTGAGTGTTTCTGTTCAAATGTTAGGAGGCGAGTTTGGTTTAAAGATTTCATGCAGTGGTTTGAAAACAATACTTGACAAATACATAAACACGAATTACAGCGAGATTAGAAAATACACTAACTATTTTTTGGTGCGAATGAATAGCCTAATAGATGCCGATACAGTGATTAATAATTCCTATTTGTACTTAGTTAAGTTAAACCCAAAGTTAAACACGGAAAACGAAGTTAAAAGCTATCTATTGAACACTATTAAACAGCAAGTGTTATGGAAAACGTCACAAAGTAACGTTGATGACAAAGTAAGTGCAATAGAATATGAGCCAAATGAAACGAATGACGATTCTGACTTAATATATAAGATAGAACAAGAACGTAAATACCAGTTACATAGGAGTTGTATTGAAATATACAGAAACACGATTCAAGATAGAATTAAGTTAATTATATTTGAGGCATACTATGACAAAGGATTTACAACTAATAGAGCAATGGGTAAGTATTTTAACCTACCGTTTACAACTTGCCACTATTGGATAAAAGAAATTAAAGAAGATTTGAAACGAATAAAACTTGAAAATGAAAATTAAAGACGAATTTAAAGGAAAAAC